TGCTAGGATGGTTGTTCTTGACGGCAACGAAGCGATCGGATCGAAGTTTGACTCTGCTGTCACTGACGACGACGTTGCTCAGCCCGTTTCTGGAAAATTCAAGCTTGTCATATCATCTACACTTGGCACAAGCTTTTCATTCGATGACAAAAAAGCAGGTATAAAAGTTTATACAGCTTCTCTCAATCCTTCAAGCGCAGATTACTTTGGAAAAATCTTGAATAAAGATCCAGAGAAATTTGAGCAATATCAGCATCTTCTGTACGCTGACTTTGCTGTTGACAATGAAGTTGCATTTGTGAGTGACACAGACAGGCTCGCAGTCGTTTCGGGCTCAAGCAATACAAGCTTGACATCAGGCGACGCTACACTGCACTTCAGCGGTGCATATTCAGCATTCGATACAAGATACGCAGCCCCTCGCACAACATTCTTCATCTCACAGCCTTTTGGAACTTCTGAGTATGACCTCTTTGCCGTTGAAGCAATCGATGACGGTGAATACGCTAATAGTCTTTACAAGGTTTCTATCAGCAATTTGAAGGTTTCAGAAAATGATGCTGATGAGTATGGAACGTTCAACCTACAAATTAGAGACTTCAACGACACCGACTTGAACCCTGCTGTTCTGGAGGAGTTTGTCAATTGTTCTCTCAATCCAGATGCAGACAATTATGTTGCAAAGCTTGTCGGTGATCGAAAAGTCACTTATGACTTTGATCAAGATGTATCACTTGAGCGCAGGATTATAACTACAGGCAAGTATCAGAATGTTTCTAAGCTTGTTAGAGTTGTTATGTCGTCTGCAGTTGAGGACAAGAAAGTACCAGCAAGATCACTGCCATTCGGCTTCAGAGGGCACGAGCTTTTGAAAACGAATGACACGTTGACTGATGGAATTACAGTTTCTCCTCGTCTTGCTGGTGTTCTAGGCAGCTTTGGAATATTGTCACAGTCAATCTTGCCTCCTGTTCCATTCAGGTACAAAGTAACTAAGGGCGCAACAGATTCAACACCTGCCTGGAGCGGGGAGCCTGGACCACTAGAAGCTGCTCTTCCTTCACTGTATTGGGGTGTAAAGTTTGAGAGAAATGTTGATCCTCTCAACAATAATCTTACGGAAGAGAAGAACCCTCTAATTGAATCTTTTACGAAGTTTGCGGGAATTAAAAAGCTTGATGTCTTAGTCACAGGGTCTGGCGCTGATACATTCAATAACAACAAATTCACGCTTTCAAAAGTTGCATTCTCAAATGGCTCTATTGCAAACTTGACAGGCACTGTCCGTGCTCACATGCGCGAAGCTGCATACATTCGCGATGCAAAAGTTGATCCAACAACGTACACAGTTAGCGATCCCACACTCGGCAATAGAATCACATTTGCTTCTCTGCTTTCGAACGGTGAGCCTTATGAGTTCAATAAGTTCTCTTCATTTGCAAAATTTACAACATTCATGCAAGGTGGCTTTGACGGATTGAACATTCTTGATTCAGCGGCAAAGCGCATGAATGATAAAGCAACATCATTTGAGACACCATTGGGAGCAGCATCTGACCTTTACGTCTCGCCTGGATTGTTGTCCAACGTCTCTGGAAAGAACGTCGATAATAACGCTGTAAGTTCTTACATTACTGCGATTGATGTCATGACTGATCCGCTACAGGTCAACGTGAACCTCTTGGCTTTGCCTGGCATCCGTGAAGACTATATCACAAATTATACTTCGAAAAAAGTGCGCGATTATGGTCTTGCTATGTATATCATGGATTTGCCTAACTATGATGATGACGGCGAAAGAATCTATGATGACACAACTAAGAGGATAAACATCGAAAATACAGCTGCATCCTTTGAAGACAGGACGTTCGACAACAACTACGTTGCGACTTATTTTCCAAATGTTTATGTCAATGATGACATCAATAAGCGCTATGTAAAAGTGCCAGCTTCCGTTGCTGCTCTTGGCGCAATCGGGTTCAATGACAAGAATGCGTATCCGTGGTTCGCACCAGCTGGCTTCAACCGTGCAGCTCTTGATTTCGTGAACAACGTTGAGGTAAGACTCAACGTGTCTGATAGAGATCGCCTCTATGATGCTAGGATCAATCCAATTGCCACTTTCCCGCGGTTGGGATTCGTGATCTATGGGCAAAAGACACTGCAGATTAGAAAATCTGCGCTTGATCGTGTCAACGTAAGGCGCTTGCTTCTCGAAGTGAAAAGAATTATCATCGGAATCGCAAATAGAATCATATTCGAGCAGAACACGCCAGCTGTTCGCAACAAGTTCGTTGCAGACGCAATTCTACAGCTGGGGTTGATACAGACACAAGCAGGCATCGAAGCCTATCAAGTCATAATGAATGAAACTAACAATACACAGGAAGACGTCGATCTTAATAGACTCAATGGTCGAATCGTAGTCGTCCCAACACGAGCGATAGAGTTTATTGCAATCGACTTTATCGTAACTAACGCCGGCGTCGAATTTGTCTGATGCGAACGTCGATGATCTTATACTTAACAAACAAAGCGTAGGAGCGAATTAAATGGCACAGCTCAAATTTGGAAGTGCGGGTGTAACAGCAAGAGAAATAGATCTGACCGGTCCTGTTGAAACAGGGCCGACAGGCATACCAGCGGGTGTTATTGGAACATCAGTCAAAGGACCAGCGTTCGTCCCCTTGACTTACGGTACGTTGAAAGACTTTTTTGCTAAGTTCGGCGAAAGTGATTCAAAAAAGTTTGGTCCTCTCGCAGTTTCAGAGTGGCTTTCTCGTGCCACATCTGTGACATACTTGAGAGTCTTAGGTGTAGGCGATGGTAAACAGCGTATAAAAGCTGGTGCTACTGCTGGTGAGGTTGTAAGCGCTGGGTTCGTGGTCGGTGAAGAACAACCACAGACTGACGGGACAATCGGACAAAATCCTTTTGCAAACTTTGGTGGCCCACTGGGAAGAACATACTTCCTAAGCTGCTTCATGTCAGAATCAGTGGGTTCAACATTCTTTAGCGATGCAGGACTGCAGGGTCCAAATCGTGTCAACATGCCCAGCATGTTTGCTACTGCTTCAGTTCCAATTGTTAGAGGCATTTTGATGGCTCCATCAGGAGTTATACTCAGGCTCTCATCTGCAGTTGGATCAGTTGCAGGGGCTTCTGCAGCCCCTGCTTCTACTCTTGTGGCAGATGAATCAAATTCTAAAGGCACAACAGTCGGCTCACTTGTACTCTCTTCTAACAACGCTTCAAAGCAAGAATTCACATTGCTTCTCAACGGTCATAAGGGAAATGATGCGTCTTATCCCAACGTGTTGACGGCATCATTTGATGTGAATGCTGCAAACTTCATTACAAAAGTCTTCAACACTGATCCATACAAGCTTCAGCGCGCAGGACATTATTTAGCAGCACATTGGGATATCCACCCATCGTTAGCAGTGCTGACTGGCACAGGTGTTGTTCCTGTGGGCAGCGGTTCAACTGCGCCTACTACAAGTTTGCATAAGATTGGTACTGAAAGAATTGTTTTCTTGTCAACTTCTTCGCTTGCTCGCAACGTGGGCAGTGCAACTGTTCCTAACTATGAATCTTTTAGAGACAGATTTTCAAGCGCTCATACACCTTGGGTTATTTCTCAAAAATTCGGCGGAAAGCCCGCTAATTTGTTTAGGTTCCACTCATTGGATTCAGGTGCTGGTGTTTCAAATAAAGTTAAGATTTCGATATCAAACATCACACCATCTTCAGCAGCAAATTACAAATATGGTTCTTTCAACGTTTCATTCAGGCGACTGGATGATAATGATGTTGAACCAAAAGTTCTAGAATCATTCAACGGTGTCAATCTTGACCCTTCATCAGATCGCTACATCGCTAAAGTCATCGGTGATGTCAACGCATACTATGACTTCGATCGAGACGATGCAAGCCAAAAGCTTGTGATTGAAGGAAATTATTCCCTCAGGTCTCGCTATGTTAGAGTTGAAGTTTCGAATGAGGTCATTGACCTCGCAGTCGATCCTTCAGCTCTTCCAATGGGCTTCCGCGGCATTGCGCATCTTGTAACATCAGGATCTGCGCCTCTAGCAAGCCTACCTGCTGCTGGATCTGTTGAGACTGGTCTTGTGGATCCTTCTTTCATAAAGAACGCTGTTGAACCGCCGTTACCCTTTAGAAAGAATATCACAGATGGATCAGGCGTTCAAGCTCAAGAAAATCTTCGTTATCACTGGGGCGCGAAGTTTGAGCATGTTGTCGACTTGAACGACCAAAACAGCAATATTACACCTGATAAATCTTTCGACAGCTTCACAAGCTACTTCCCAGATTTTTCAACAGTAAACGCTAATTTTGTTGTTGGAGATAACACAGGTGCCGCAGACACAGCAGCTCTTGGAATTGTTGATGCCGACAGATTCTGCAACAACTTATTCACACTTGAGCATGTGCAGATTGTGACGGGGTCGAATGGCACTGTCGATCAACCAGATTCATGGAAGTATGCTACGTACGTCCGAAATGGTGCAATCCCGACGAACGATGCGACAAAGACAAGAGCTGTAAATGTTAGTGACTTGACATTCTCGCAGAATAGAAAGTTCCTAAAATTCTCGATGGTGATGCAAGGCGGATTTGATGGTGTCAATATCTTTGATGAAGATGAGAGCCAGATCAACAATGCAGCCGTCACAGCTGACATGGGCGACGTCAACAGGGGCAGAGAAAAAGGACCGAACGTTTCAGCGTACCTCAAGGCTCTTGAAGTAATGAAGAATACAACCAACGTTGATATTCAGCTCCTCGCCATTCCAGGAATCAGAACACCTGTCATCACTGACGCCGCGATCGCTGCTACTGAAGAGCGCTTCGACGCACTTTATATTATGGATATTGAGCAGGTCGACAAAGATGGCAATTTGATCAACATCACAGGAAATGTGAAGCCTTCAGTCGGTGAGACGATACTGCAACACAAAGCGCGTGATCTTAATACATCATTCGCTGCTGCGTACTTCCCAGACGTCTTGATGAAGGATCCATCAAGGGCATCAAACACTGTTGTGGTGCCGCCCTCTGTCGTAGTCCTCGGAGCGCTTGCATTAAATGATTCTCTTGGTTATCCATGGTTTGCACCAGCTGGCCAGACTCGCGGTGTGCTGCCAACGACACTTGAGACGAGCATCCAGCTAAAGGATGAGGATCTAGATTCGCTATATGATGAAGACATCAATCCACTGTTTGCTCAGATTACACAAGCGCGAGGAGGTCTTAACCCGAAGGGTGGCGTAGTTGTTTGGGGACAGAAGACACTTTATCAAGCTGCTTCTGCGCTTGATAGAATCAACGTCCGTCGTCTTCTCATCGATGTTCGCCGTCAGGTCCGTGAGATCGCCCAGACGATCATCTTCGAGCCCAACCGCGAAGCAACCCTTGCACGGTTCTCTGCTGCTGTCACACCACGTCTACAGAGAATCCAAGCACTTGCAGGTCTCGAGAGGTTCAGGGTCATCATCGACTCTTCGACGACAACACAGGCCGACGTCGAGAACAACACGGTCCGTGGGAAGATCTTCCTACAGCCCACAAAGACGATCGAGTTCGTGTCACTCGACTTCGTCGTCGCCAACAACCTGCAGTCTGTTTCCTGACAGTAGACAACAAGCGCAACAAGTGTGGGCTGCTCGAAAGGGCGGCCCACTGCTTTTCAGCCTATCAAAAAGATCTTTTATAATTGTTTCTTTATTATTTTCCATATAATATACAGCGAATTATTGCGAATTATTGTAGAGACAATAGTGTATTCAGCGATTTTGTGTTCGTGATAGTTATTGTCGTACAAAAAGAAGCTTAGATGGGACAATATAAGTTTAATAGCGCCGGAATATCAGCACAAGAAGTCGGCACTTTGGGTCCGACGCCCACTGAGCCTGTCGGCAGGTCTGCTTGTATAATTGGAACGGCTTTTGGTGGTCCTGCTTTTGTTCCATTGACACTTGGATCTTTAGAAAATTTTGTAAACATATATGGAAACGTCGATGGAACATTATTCGGACCGCTTGCTGTAAACGAATGGATGAGAAACGCAGCTTCAGTCACATACTTTCGTGTTCTTGGAGTAGGCGACGGCAAAAAGAAAGACTCTGATGGATTTGTAAATGCTGCAGGTTTCACAGTTGGAGAAGAGCAGCCCTACATTTCATCGAGCGGCATGATATCTTCAAACAGTTTTGCAAATTCGGGCGGACCTCTTGGAAGAACATATTTCTTGGGGTGCTTTATGTCTGAATCTGCGGGAGAAACATATTTCAGCTCAGCGGGTCTACAGGGCACAGGCAGCCAAAATGGTATTGTCTCAGCGGCTGTGCCTGTTGTTCGTGGTATTTTGATGGCTCCATCAGGCGTCATACTTCGATTATCCTCATCAGGCGGCGGTTTGGATTCATCAGCTCCGCCTGCAAATTACGTTGCACAAGAATCTACAGCCTACGGTACGACGCTTGGATCTGTGACGCTATTCCAAAATCTCAATGTGAAGCAAGAATTCGTGCTTTTGCTCAATGGATATAACTCTGGATCGACGCCTGTTACAGCGATCACAGCTTCACTTGATATGCAGGCTCCCAACTATTTTGCGAATGTTCTAAATACGACAGCGTCGTTGATTCAAGAGCAGGGTCATTATCTCTATGCACACTGGGACATTCATCCAACAGTCGCAATTCTAACAGGCACAGGGGTTGTAGCTGCAGGTGCTGACATGCCCACAGATTCTAATAGAATCAACGGCACTGAGCGCTCAATTTTTCTTCTGACATCTTCTCTTGCAAGAAATACTGGAAGCGTGACAGTTCCAAATTATGAAGCTTTTAGAGATAGATTTTCATATGCAAAGACGCCGTGGTTTATTTCACAAAACTTCCATGGTAGTCCAATCAATCTATTTAGACTGCACTCTTTAGATGCGGGATCAAGGTTTGCGCAAAATTATAAAGTTACAATAAAAAACATAGCTCCACAAGAAGAAACGTCAACGTATCGATACGGTTCTTTTGATGTGCTAATTAGAAACATTGACGATCCAGACAGTGAGCTGTCGATACCATTAGAATCACACATAAATGTTAATCTTGATCCATCTTCAGATCGCTACATTTCAAAAGTTATAGGTGATCTAAACGTGTACTACGATTTTGATCGACCTGAAAATGAGCAACGGATTGTCTATGAAGGAAATTACGCTTTAAATTCAAGATTCGTGCGTGTTGAAGTTGCACAAGAAGTAGAAAATAAGTCGATACCTCAGGAAGCACTTCCTGTTGGGTTTAGAGGAATTTATCATTTAGTGACGAGCGGATCGGCACCTCTTGCGCCTCTTAACAACCCAGATTCTTCTGCTCTTTTGAATGCAGATTATTTGCGTAATACGGTGCAACCGCCTCTTCCAATGAGGATGAACAATAAAAGCGGCAATCCTGTGAAGACGCCGTCGACTAACAATTCCTGGGGTGTTGTGTTCAACCATGCAACACAAGACAGCAATAACCTAAAGGGGCTCAATAGATCTATCGAGTTTTACACGAAGCATTTCCCAACAAACTGCACGACAAACGTCAACGTGCTTGTAGGGGACAACACAGGCCAACTCGACACGGCGCAAAATGGAATTTTGGACGCTGACAGGTTTTGTAATAATTTGTTTACTCTTGAAAATATCCGTATTGTCACAGGATCGAACGGCACAGTAGATCCCTCCTATGATTGGAATTTAGCTGAATACGTGAGACACGGCAAAATACCAACTGACGACAATTCAAAAACGCGTCGTTTGCAGGTGGCTGATTTCTTGTCAGCTTCTAATAACGGATACTTGCGCTTTGACACAATATTTCAAGGCGGGTTCGACGGCATCAACATTTTTGACAACGATGAAGCCAACCTTACAAATGCTGCAGCAGTTGCTGATATGTTCGATCCCGTGCGCGGAAGGCTTCAGGGCCCTACTGTCGCTACATACCGAAAAGCAATTGAAATAATCAGCAGCCCAACTGCCGCTGACTTCAGCGTCTTGGCAATCCCAGGCCTTAGAGAACCTGCCGTCACTGAAGCAGCGATCGACGCTGCCGAGCAAAGGTTCGATACAATTTATATAATGGATCTTGAAGACGCTGAGACAGCTCGTGAAGCAGTAGATCTTGTTAAGCTTCGAGGATTAAACTCATCTTTCGTCGCGGCGTATTTCCCAGATGTCGTGATGAAACCGTTCGAGAATTCTTCATTAGAAATCATCGCACCACCTTCAGTTGTCGTCCTCGGGGCTATCTCGCTCAATGACAGCATAGGCCAGCCTTGGTTTGCTCCTGCAGGTGTAACTCGAGGTGTGCTTTCAACTACACTAAAAACTTCTATACCAATAGCTGAATCTGAGATCAACCTATTATACAGCAACGACATCAACCCTCTATACGCAACAACTAACATAAACGGAGCTGATAATTTTGCTTCTGTAAGCGGCGTAGTTGTTTGGGGGCAAAAAACGATGCAGAGATCTGAATCTGCGCTCGATCGTGTCAACGTCAGACGACTCATGATTGAAGCCCGACGCGCTGTCAAAGACATCGCTCTGCAGCTCCTTTTTGAACCAAGCAGACCAGAAATAATAAGTCGTTTCAACGCAACAGTGTCTGAGCGACTTGGTCAAATACAATCCCTCGGCGGCATGGACGCTTACAAAGTATTTGTTGATTCTTCAACCACGACGACCACAGACGTCGAAAACAACACCATCAGGGGCAAGATCTATATCAAACCCAAGAAGACGAACGAGTTCGTGTCTCTCGAGTTTTTAGTATCAAACACAGGTGAAGTTTGATTTTTTTTGGTTATATCTTCTTTTGTGAATATTTATGTTAGTTCCAAACACAGGAGTAATTTACAATGGCTGAAACGCTTGACGTCACGTCAATGATTCCAAATAAATTTGAACCGAAGCGCAAAAACCGCTGGGTTCTCATGATCGAAGGCATCGATGCTTACATCTTAAAAACTGCAGCACGTCCACAGATTACGACAGAAGAAGTCGCAATCCCCTTCATCAATTCAACCCGCTATTTAGCAGGCAAAACGACATTCGGTCAGATGAACGTGACTCTACACGATCCAATCGCACCCTCGGGCGCTCAACAGGTCATGGAATGGATTCGCCTCCACTTCGAATCAGTCTCTGGCCGCTCTGGCTACGCAGACTTCTACAAACGAGACATTCAGCTGAAGATGCTTGACCCAGTTGGTACAGTCGTCGAATTATGGGATATCAAGGGTGCTTTTATTACTGACGCAAATTTCAACGACTTGACATACGAAGATGGTGGTCCAACAGAAATCACGCTTACACTGCGCTTTGATAACTGTGTGTTGCAGTACTGATGCAACGATAGTTCATACTGGGTTATACGTTTTAGAATTGTGAAGTATACTATGGTATATGGGAAACCGTATACCATGCCCACAGTGTGAATATCAGTTTGGACAAGAAGTAAGGCTTTTAGAGCATCTTAGTTCTGTTCATAGCATTGTAGATTACGAACAGTTGTATTGCGATGTGTTTTTGGAAGGCGTAAAGCCGAGGTGTGCATGCTCAAAAGAGTGTGCACATTTCCTCATTTGGCGTGGGTGGAAAAAAGGATATACATCAAAATATGCCCGTGGGCACAATGCTCGAATTGACAGTGTTTATTTGAATAAAGAGCGCCAAGCTGAAATGGCCTCAAAGCGAGTTGCTGGTTTTGCAGAAGGAAAATATCATGTGTGGAATGCCGGCATGTCAAAAGAGACGTCTGCAAAAGTCAAAGACAGCAGTGAGAAAATATCTAAAACCATAAAGCAAAAAAAACTCGACGGTGTATACGTCAATTGGCGCTCTGTAGATCCTGAAAAAGCTCAAGCTGCTGTTAGAAAAATGTCAGCAAAGAAGCAAGAGCTTTATTCTACAGGAATTCTTAGTCCTTGGAATAAAGGGTTGACGAAGCATGATGATCCTCGAGTTGCTTCAATTTCGAAGGGAATAAAAGAAAATTATCAAGAAAGTGATGATGCTTCAGCGAAAAGGTTAACGCCTGAACAGTTTCTTGAGAGAGTTTTAAGCGTAGGCAAGTTTGATTTGTTGTCAAACCCCAGCGACTATAAGAACAAGTATCAAAAATTTAGCTTTAGATGCCATTCATGCAATGCGACACAATTAAAAAGCCTAGTGATGCTTGAAACATCACCTGTTTGTTTTTTCTGCAAACCTAAAGAATCAAAATCGCAGCTTCAAATTTTTGAATTTGTTCGTTCACTTGAACCTACAGCGCTTTTATCAAATCGCGATGTGATTGCGCCAAAAGAGCTCGACATCTGGGTGCCATCAAAGAATTTTGCAATTGAATATAACGGACTATACTGGCATTCAAGCGCTGTGCTATCTGACAATCTGTATCATCAAAAGAAGCATGAAGAGTGCTGGAAAAGAAGTATTAGTCTCTTATCAATCTATGAGGACGAATGGCGAGATAAGCGAGCGATTGTAGAAGGCATGATTAGACACCGCATCAAACAACCTATAGAGCGATGGTCTGCGAGAAATCTTCAGCTGGTTGAGCTTGCTAAAGATAGAGCTGCAAATTTTTTTGACAACAATCATCTAGAGGGTTTTGCGCGCTCTAGTGTTACTTTTGGATTAGAGCATAAGTCTACAGGTGAGCTTCTCGCAGCGATGTCGTTACGCAAGCCTTTTCATAGAAAATACTCTGATGCTCTTGAGGTGGCTCGCTGTTGCGTGCTTGCAGGTCATTCGGTCAGAGGCTGGCTTGGAAAGCTTACAACTAAAGCGATAGAATATGCTCACGGCAAAGCAGCGAGGCTTATCACATATGTGGATGGTCGAGTTGGCCGCGGTAATGGGTATGAACAGTCAGGATGGACCCGCGCTGCTTCAGAAAATATTCCGCGATTTTGGTGGACTGATTTCCACAATCGATTTAATCGATTTAAATATCGTGCAAATAGAGCACAAGGCATCACACAAGAAGAAGCTGCACAGTGTGCAGGTGTCGTGGCCATCTATGGTTGTTCTAATTCACTTTATGAAATTTTACTATGAATTGTTTACACAATCAGAACGAAATTTATATTGTTTGATACAGTATCAGGAGATATATGTCAGAACAGCGTGAAACGAAGAATGCAGTTTTTTCAAGTGGTGTACCTGCAGGTGTAGATCCAAGAATGCCGATGCAATCATCGGCAGAAAAAGTAAAAGCAGAGTTTGGTTTGGATATACCAACGGAGCTTGTGCCTCTGCCGTCAGGAGGAAAAGTGTATCCAGCTGGGTCTTCGCTCCACAATCAAGATGTAGTAGAGATTCGACCTATGACTGCACGAGAAGAAGATATTTTGACTTCACGCGCACTCATCAAAAAGGGTACAGTGATCACAGAGCTCATCAAAGCGTGTCTCGTAGATCGTTCAGTCAATACTGCGGACCTTTTAGTAGGAGATAGAAACGCTCTCATGATGGCTGTTCGTATTACTGGGTATGGTCCTGATTATACAGTCGAGATGGAGTGTGATGAGTGTAGTTCGAAGAATCAGCAGACGTTCAACCTAACTGAGCTTCCAATCAAGAAGCTGGAGATTGATCCTGTCATTCCAGGACAGAACTTGTTTGAGTTTGTTTTGCCGTTCTCGAAGAAAAAAGTTCATTTTAAGTTTTCGACAGGACGTGATGAAGAGGAGGCCTCAGCTCTAGCTGATAAGCAGAAGAAGCTTGGTCTGGGTAACGAGACGGGTGTTACAACATCTTTGTTGCAGTCAATTGTTTCAATTGATGGTGTTGAAGACAGGTTCAAGATTTCCAACTTTGTGAAGCACATGCCCGCCAGAGATTCACTTGCTCTGAGGACTTATATGCGAGATTGTGAACCAGGTGTCAACATGAAGCAAGAGACCGTGTGCCCCGCATGTGGAAACACCGAGGAGGTGAATATGCCACTTGGGATCACGTTTCTTTGGCCTGCGGCCGGAAGATAAAGAAGCAGTCATATTGGAACCTGTGTTCCTCTTGATGTACTACGGCGGGTTTACTTTCAAGGAAGCTTATAATCTTCCTGTAGTATACAAGCATTGGTTCATCAAGAGGATCAGCAAGGAATTTAGCAGATCTTCTGAGGAGGGTGGTCAAACGCAGTCTCGCGCTGCGCACCACAACACACCTGAGATGCGTGCCATGACGGGTCATTCGCGTGCGGAGTCTCCTTCACGCCTGAGGCGCTTCACGTGATGACGCTATTGTGACATAAATCAAGGTTGTTTTTTTGAAAGGTTATTAGATATTCGCATGACGCGCCCAAAGAACAACAGAAAAATTGAAGAAAATTCCTCTGTAGATTCAAGCACTCTTTTATTTTCGAATATTGCTGCCTTACTCTCAGGTCACACGACTGCTGAATTGAAGCTGCACGGTACGCCTGAGCAGATTGAAGCATTGAATGAAGCCTTCACAGCGACGCAGGGTTTTCAGGATGAGCTGTATTCATCTTCCGCAAGCTTAGATTCAATCGTCGAAGCCCTACGCGCTAAGCATGCAGCTGCAGCAAAGTTTGAAAAATTGCTCGGCGTCTCTTGGGCACTTTGATTAGAGTGAGGCTGCAATGGCTAAAAGACCGAATGATAACAACATTGCAGCAACAAAAACTACACCTGACGACCCCGCAAAAGCTGCCAAAGAATTTGCAAAAAATACAGCAGCACAAAAAGCAGCGATCCAGGCATCTGCAGATGCGATGGAAGCAGCTCGCCGGGCAGCTGAAAAATATTTTCAAACTACAGAAAAAGTAGCAGAATCGTCAATAAAGTCTGCTGATGCAATTCAGAAAATATCAGATAATGCAAAAGAGCAAGTTAAAAAACTTGCATCAGTTTCTGATAGTCTTGAATCAGTCAGCGAAGGACAAAAAGTATACAATGATCTTTTGAAACTGGGATCGAAAGCAGTAAAAAATGCTTCAAAAGACATAACAAAACAAACAAATGATTTTTCAAAGAACAGCAAAGCTGCAACTGCAGCCGCTGTAGCGCTCAAGACTTTCGGTGCAACTATAAAGGGTCTTAAAGCCATCTTTGGCGGTGTGACAGGTGTCATAGGAAAGTTTGTTGAGCTTATTTGGGAAGTTGGATCTGCGATCGTCTCTGCACCATTTATGTTGATGGAATCGCTCATTGGGCGAGCCAAAGAGGCGATGCGTCAAGGGCTTGAGCTTGCAACTGCTCGTGAAGAAGTTCGTGAGATTTTTGGTGATATATCTAAGGGCACATCGAAAGATGTAATTAATATTGGAAGATCTCTTGCAACAGGCGTAATTGCGCCTGGGCTAATGGCACGACAGGTGTTTGGCACATTTGCAGAAGCCCTTGATCGAATACGAGAGCTTGCAGCAGAAACACCTGTGCTTTTTCAAAAGCTTGGTGATCAATTCAACAACTCAGGCCTTCAGATTATGTCAATGGCTAGTGGGCTGGGTATTGCGAAAGAAGAGCTCGCGGGCCTGCAGGCTCGAGCAGTAGCAACAGGTGAGCCCCTGACTGCGACTCTGTCAGAAGTCACGAAGTATGCGAAGGGTCTCGGCGCACAGTTTGGGATTAATTCTAAAGCCATGTCTCGTGATATGGGTCGCGCGATGAAAGACGTGAAGCATTTCGCAAATGCTACTGTGAAAGAAGTCGCACAGGCGACAGTATACGCCCACAAGCTTGGCCTTGAGCTCAAAGACATCACAGGAGTGCTTGATGCATTCAATACATTCGATCAAGCTGCAGAGAACGTCGCAAAATTGTCTCAAGCCTTTGGTGTCAACATTGACCTAATGAAGTTGATGGAAGCTGAGACGTCTGCTGATGCGCTTGATGAGATCAAGAAAGCATTCACTGCAGCAGGTAAATCTGCTGATCAAATGAGCCGCCACGAGCTTCAGCTTATTGCTCAGACAGTGGGCATGGATGAAGCAGTTGTACGTCAATCATTGTCCATGAAAAATGCTGGTGTCTCGATGGACGCTGTCAAGAGCTCTGCGAGCGCCCTGCAAGCGCAGACAATGGACACTGGTCAAGCGATTACTGCTCTTGCCTCTGACATAAAGCGTCTTGTGAAAGAAGGCCAGGCGCCAGAGGGTAAGTCATTCTTTGAGATATTCTTTGAAGGATTCAAAAAGGGAATTGACTTATCGGGCGAGTTCCAAAAGCTGATCCAAGATGTGATGAAAGACATGTGGATTGTTCGTGACGCAGGCATGCGCGTTGGTCAGGCATTCGTCAAATTCTTCCCAGGATTCACTGAATTTCTGCGGGGGCTTAGGGCATTTCTTGATCCTGCAAAGATGAAGAGTCTGATGTCGGGCGTCACATCCGTATTTACTGATTTCTTTAAACAGCTTGGAAATGGCACTGCTACGTTTGAAGGATTAATTGAAGCCCTCCAGACAAAATTCATTACATTCTTCAATAATGACAAGGGCGGTAGATTGCTATTGGGCGGCCTTACCAAAATGTGGAAGGCTGTTGAAAGGATCATATCTACAGGATTAGATTGGCTTACGGAAAAGCTAAAGACAGGAATCCAATTCTTAGTTGATTTGTTGAGCGGCAAGTATGCTGATAAGTTATCTGCCGCGGGTAAAGGTATTCTTGGTGGACTCGACATCGCAAGCAAGTCTCCAATCGTAAAATCTCTTATAAATGCCTATGAACAACTAAAAGATCCACTTGGTCAGTTGTTTGAAAAAGTCTTTAATTTAGCAATTGATAAATTAGGTGAAATTTTATTAAAGTATAAGTGGGAGATTGCACTTGTTACTCTTGGTCCAACCCTCGGAAATCTTGCGCTTCAAGCTTTTATTGGCGCTATGCAGAATAAAGCATTGGCAAACACACTGTCAGATACACTAACCAAAGCAGGAGTGGGAAAGACTACACCCGGCGCTGCAGGTGGAGTGCCCGGCGCTGCAGGTGGAATGGGAAAGTTGGGCCAAGTTACTTTGGTTGCTACAGCAGCGATCATAGGATTTGAAACAGGAAAAGCGATAGCTGATTCAATATTAGATTCTTGGGAAAAGCAGCAAGAATCTTTTAGACAAGGGAGCATGAATAGTGCAGAAGCTTTAGCCAACCTAAATGTATCTGCACAGTCTGCTTCTAGAAGCATCAAAAATCTTGGAGGGCTGTCAAAAGAAGAAGCACAAAAAATAGTAGATCAGAAAAAAGCAGCAGAAGATGCGATTGCAGCTCAAGAAAGTAAGCTCGCGAATGCGCGAGCAGTTGCAGCCCGCACAAAAGCTTCTCAAAATGTTCAGGGAGTTGCAGGTTTAGCTGGAATTGGAGGTCTAGCGACCGCTGCGCAGCTTGTTGGGTCTCTAGGTGAATATACATTCGAGGGTAAGGACTTCGAAAACACGATGTTTGGAGAACAGCTGTTTGCAGGCGCTGCTATGAGCCCCGAACAATTGAAAGATCTTGAAAAACAGCTTGCTGATGATCAGGCAAAATATAAAGAATTTCTTGACAAGCATGGTAGTAATCTTGCTGTAATAGCTGATACAGCGTCTGGTAAGATACCTGAAAAAATAGCTGAAGCTGCTGCAGATAATAGCGCAGATATGCTTGAAAAGCTCGGTCTCGATGCTGAGTTTACGATTGAGACTGCTGCTGAACAGCTGAAGAAAGTCGATGAACTCGCAAAGAAAGTGTTGTCTAAAGATTTTAATTTGCCGGAAACGATTGCACAAATTAAGGAAAAGCTAAGCACTGTAAAATGGGACATAATTAGCCTTGAATCTGAAAAAGAACTAAAAAAGTCCGCGGAGGTTATGGGTAGTCTACAAAAAGTTTTTGAATCTATCAAAAACTCGCTTTCCAGTGTTTACGAGTCTGCGCAAGTATCTTCTAAACTTGGGACAGCTGGGGGCGGTGGACTTATAGACAATTATAAAACAGGAGTTTTAAGCTTACTTTTAGTAGCTATAGAAATAAAACAGAGCTTACAAAAATTAGATTTCAGCGTAATAAAAGAAAAAGTAGAGCCTTTAAAAAACGCTTTTGAAGCAATTAAAGAAGCGATTACTCCTGCAAAGGATGTTGCTGATCTTTTGAAGAAAAGCTTTTCTAGTGATAAGAGCGAGGAGCTTGGAACTCATACAGAAAATTTCAAAAAATCAATAGATAAAATCAACAAAGGCCTCGGCGGCATTGCGACTACAAGCGGATACACTTCAGTAGCTACTACAACAGCAGCGCAAAATGTGCAATCTACAGGAGAAGCAATTAAGACATCTTTTACTCCCCTGCTCGAATCTATAGGCATGCTTGCTTATTTGCCGAAAGCTCTTGCACAGACGGTGTCTGCGTTATCTGATCCCACGTTTTTTTCTAATATTGCATCTCTTGGAAAGATTTTAGGTAATGAAGGAGAAGAATACTCAATTGCATCTAAGTTTTCAAGTATAGCTGATCTATCTGAAATGGAAGTAAATGTTGCGAGCTGGATCACTGACTCAACTACAATATTGAATTCAGTTAAAGACTGGACGGGAACTGACGGCTTTATAGGTCTCGACGAAGTTACAAAAAGCGTCATATCAGCTGAAGATAAATTCAGTCGGTTGTTCGGTGCAATGTCTTTCATTGAAGATCATATTCGCGGAATGGCTGAACTTGATTTTGCTCAAGCAGTCGGCAAGATGGTCGAAAATATAAATTCTATGAACGTTGCTTTGAGCAACGTTAACATCGGCAAGGACGGCCAAGTTCGTGTGAAGCTTGCGGCTGCTGCTGATGGAATCATGAAAGCTGACCAAGTTTTTAACATCAAAAAAGCTCCCATCAACATCAACATGGAAGTGCATGTTGAACTTGCTGTGTCAGACGTCGAAAAGGTAATCCTAAAGCCTGGTCGTGCAGTTGGAAAATTATTTGATGATCTTGCTGGAAAACAAACACCACCACTTGCTAGAGTAGGCAATGAATTTCAACCGCAACCTGAAATATAACAATTAGCGTACAACACATGTCTAAGATTCCAACAAAAGAAGAATATTTCAAGAAGCTTCGTTCAAATGAAGGATATATTGCTGTTCTCAAAAAGGCTCCTGATGAAGAAACCCGTAAGAGGATAATCTCAACGGTCGAGCATGTTGCAGGGTCTCTGTTTGATGGGATTTTGCCTGTCCTGGGTTCGCTCAAGTCTGATCCTGAAGCTGCGTCAAAGATTTCTGAGGCCTTGAAGACAGGCATCGGCATAATTAAGGAAAACGACGGCGCGCCGATTGTGTCGGGCTCGAAAGGATGACTGTAAATGGCTGGTACAAAAACTGGGAACAAGGGATTCGTCAATCCAGCCGACGGAGATAAAGTCTACACAATGGACCCTGTGGCACCAGGCTCACCTGGTGCCAATGAAAATCCGCCAAGCTACGACCCTGGAGACATAAAGGTCGATAACACTGTCAAAGACATCAGCAAAAAGACGCGCATCACTCTTGGTACGTACTTAAGCCAAGTCACAAAAGGTGTCGCTGGGTCGACAACAGTTCCCAACAAATATTCGATTGATCCATCGACCCCCGGGTCTCTTCCGCAACCCATCACAACAAATGGCTTGCCGACACCGCTGGGCATCTCAGATAATTCTGAGCAATTCGAGCAGATATTACCAAGTTCTTTTTCTGCGAATTTTGCAGAAGTCCAATCTGATCCTGCTGGACCTCCCATCAAAAAAGGCAAGGCTGAGGGCTCTGGATCTGATGGCCATTCGTTGCTGCCAGAAGCCACAGTAGACAACGCAACACGGCAACTTGCAGTAAATGGCCCTGTCGATAAGTACACAAAGGTAGCGATTGAACAAAACCGCTGGGAACCAGGAGGCGCAGAATTTACGGATGGAGTTGATCCTGTCAACCCTCCAAAAGATTTCAATGTTCCCCTGCAGTCGATAGCAACTGCAGTTTTTCCATCAGAAGAAGCGACAGATTCTGCGAATGTTGCTTATGAGCTTGATCTACAAGCTGCTGCTCGAATTGCTGAAAAAGTAACAGAAAACAACACTTTCCCTGTGGTCGTTGGCAATGTTACACTTGGGTCGACTACCACAGCTGATGGACAACATCCTGCGCCCCTAACTCCGCAAACGGACGGTGTATTCGCACCGTATTTGCGCAATTCGTACAATGAGCAAGACTACGTTCAGCTTCGTGTTGGACAACCCGACGGTCTGCAGAAGGGTAGCTCGCCTATAGAGGGGTTGTCTGGGCACGAGCTTCTGCCAAGTGTGGAGGTTCTCAACGGACAGCTAAATGGTCCTGGGGCATTGAGCGATTATTCAAAAGCAGCTGCTGAGCCCAACCGATGGTCGAATGAGCTTGCAGGATTTACGGATGGAGAAGATCTGCTCAACCCCTCGAGAGACTTCAATAGGCCGCTGCAGTCAGTTGCTACTGCTGTTATGCCGAACGCAGAGGCGATTGATCCCACGAACGCACAGTTCAATCTTGATCTAGCTGCAATAGCTCAAACACCAGTCGAGCTCACTGAAAACAGCAACAATTTTTATGCAGTTTCCCAACCTGATGTGACAAGCTTGGCTGCTCTGACTGACACCAGTGGGTATCCTGCTCCCCTAACACCTGCTACCAATGCAAATGATGAAGTGCACGCTTCTGTCATTCCGCCCGCTGCAACTCCTGCGTATGCTGCGGTTGCCAATGAGATCAGCAAAGGAAAATCCAACAACGGTGGGCTCGGAGGAAACGAGCTCCTCGGCAGCAGCATACAGCAGAACTCAAGTGGAAAAGTCGTTCTGCCCAGTCCGCTCGAGGACTTTACCCGGATCACAACTGAAAATAATAGACATGGATCTGACAATCCGCTTCTTGAACCTGAAATAGATCCAACTGCACCTCCTGCTAACTTTGATCCGCTTCTTAAAGACGTCAATGAAAAAGGTAAAAATGCGGGAGCTTCATTCACTGTTATACCTCGTGATGCTTTGCGGAAAATTCCAAGTCAGATAACTGCTGATAACAGTTTTCCCATAGACTCTACACTCTATGACTTAGGTTCAACAACAGAAGAGCCAGTTGTTCTTGGTGATTCACAAAATGATTTTCGTTACGTCGAAAACAGAAACGACATACTGCCGTTGTCAAATGACGCAACTTTGTCGAATTTCTCAAAAGGTAAAGGCGACGCTGCGTACAATGGTCATAATTTTTTAAGAGACATTAGTGGTAATAGAACAGTCGTAGAAAGCAATCGTATTGCACTACCAAAAAAAGATACTACACCTGCAGACCATCCGATTCGTCAATACAAGGGTTCAACAGGTCCGCTACAGGCTGGGTCGAGCAGGTTTTCACCATCTAATATTCGTTCTGGATTCAATCCAATCTTGAAGCTTTCTGATGGCACCGAGGTCTCAGCACTAAAGCTTGCAAAAGTTGGCACAGGTCTCACACAAAGAGCATCAGCTGAAATCCCTGCGTGGACAGCTTCACAGTTTGATCCAACGGGTGAAGGTGCTGAAGCAGGGTCAATTTTACCATCTGTAGCTCAGCTCGGTATTTTAAAGGTTAATAATCAGCTTTTGTCAGCAAAAGATGTTCTTGACTCGATTTCTGAAGCAGAAGACGTGCCTGAAGGAGCTCTCGTCGAGATTGCACCTTTCGGCGGTCAATCGTGGGGTTCCATGACCAATGCGTCTGAGGCTTTCGATGATCCAGGCAGTTCAATTGGATTATTTTTGACGCTTCTTGGAATTTTGATCGCAATCACAGCGCTTTATGGATTAATTGCTCTTATTCTCAATCCATCATCGACAGTCACTGAAACTCCAAATAAGCAGCTCACTCTTGGTAGTTATAGGTTTAAAGAACCTAACAATTCGCTGTTTTCTTTCCCAGACGCATCTGAAATATTCGGTATCAAACCGACTGTGAATGCATTTGACGACGCTCTTCTTGCTGGATTCTCTTCTTTTTTCCTAGGGGCTCGAAATCTTGATACTTCCGCACTCGGTATCGTTTTAGCTCTTTTAGCGTCTTCAGTCAATGCTCTTACTGATGCAACTTTTACTGACAATAGCGTTCTTGGTGCGAACCTTGTTACATGTAGATCAATTGTTCGTTCAGGGCTTGTATTTGCTGAATATATTTCAAGCCTTGTTCGAAAGTTTCAATTATCAGTTGTTGGCGGCATCAAAGCAGCTCTCGGCATATTGAAAGTGTTCAGGTCTTCAAAGTTCGTTGCAAGTCTCAACGTTTTCTCTGCTCTTGGTGATCAGCTGCTTAGTGCAAAAAATAAGCTCACGCAGCTCCCAGGTCCAGATGGAAAACCTCTAAGTATTCCTCACAATGACAACTTGCCTGTTGATCTTGTTCCACAGTCTTCCGTTAGAAAACATAGGCTTTCTAATGGGTTGACTGGATACGATCCAACGCTGTCTTGGACTTCAAAGCGTGCTCCTTCATTATACTTGGTTCCTTCGAGCATTCAGTCGTTGCAGCTCGCAGATTCTGGAAATTTACTCGGTTCTTTCAAGGGGCCCACTGTTCTTGAACAAGACAAGGCTAAGGTCAGAGAAAGAAATTATTATTCTAGAACAGAAAAGAGAGCATCTGATGAAGAAAGAAAGAAAATAGAGCGCATGCTCGATGCTGAGTATGTTCCGTTCTATTTTCATGATGTGCGCACGAACGAGATCATATCTTTTCACGCGTTTTTAGCTTCGCTTTCAGACAGCTACTCAGCAGCTTATGATTCTACAGAAGGCTTCGGTAGAGTAGAGCCTGTGAAAGTATACAAGAGCACAACACGAAAGATTGATTTAAGTTTCTTTGTTGCTTCAACAAACCCAGATGATTTTGACCACATGTGGCACAAGATCAACAAGCTTACGACTCTTGTATATCCGCAATATACAAAGGGTAAACAGATCGCTACTGAAGGCGGATCAAAATTCAAATCACCCTTCAGCCAGCTTGTAGGTGCGTCACCTCTTGTTAGAATCAGGCTTGGTGATCTGTTGCGTTCGAACTATTCCAGATTTGCTCTTGCTCGACTCTTCGGTGCTGCTGACAACAACATTGCTTTACCAAATGAAGAAGGAAAACCAGAAAGTATTAACACGAGCAAATTACAAGACGGCCTTATTGAACAAAGTAAAGAATATGAAGAAAGAATTTATGATCTTCAGCCAGGAGATATAGTAACCGTGAATGGTAGTGAAGAGTTTGGTTCTTTCAGAATCATAGAACAAAATAAAAGCGACACTTTCTATTATAGATTAGAAAGTGTCGATAGAGATGCTTTATCAACTACTTTTGCAACAGATACTATAGATATTTTTACAACAAGGCCGTATCCAAGGATTTTTCTAAAACCCACAGCCGAAACTAAGATAAAGATTTTTTCAGAAATTTTTAGAAAAAATGATTTTTCTGTTTTGACAGATTTCATGAGCCCACAGAAGAATTCGATTGTTAAGTCTTTTGAGTCTTCAGGCGGAAAGGGTCTTGCAGGCTTCATCGAATCGATGGCATTCGACTGGTATGATCGTGTGACTTGGGAAGTCGATCAGTATAGAGCTGCACCGAAGATGTGCAAAGTGACAGTGTCGTTCTCTCCGATCCATGATATTTCACCCGGAATCGATCATCTTGGATACAACAGGGCGCCAATTTATCCTGTTGGTTCTGCTATGGCATCAGAACAGGCTGAAACTGGACCTGGTCGATAGTTAGTTTTAGTCAAAGATGGCGTTCAGCAGATATCGAAATTCCCCCAAGCTTGCACTTGGAACGCAATACGGCACATCGCGCTCTGTTGAAATCGTGCGTCGAGGAGTGCGGAATGGCACCATACCCATCATCGATGTTGTAACCCTGACTGGCAACCAGCGGCTCGATCATCTGGCTGCAATTTATTATAAAGACTCAAGATATTGGTGGGTCTTAGCTGCTGCAAGCGAGATTGGATGGGGTTTACAGCTGCCCGCTGGCACGGTAATCAACATACCAGATTTAACTGTTGTTTCTAGTGTCATAGGATGACGTAGAGATGCCCACGATCGAAGATTATTTTAGAAGCTTTGCAACAACGGGCGCAATCGGCGCAAAGACTCTCTCACGCGCGGTCGATGTGGCTGGGTATACTCCATCACAAGAAGAACAGCTTTTTAAAAAAATCGTAGAACTTTTGAACCCTCCAGCGGGCGGCGAGTTCAAAAGCGTAGAGGAAATCTTTAAAGAGATGCAAATTTTAGCAGGGGCTAAAATATCTAGTGCAGATTCTAAGGCTCAGATAGCAAAGCTCATGCGTCTGTATACGTACTCGCACAAAGATCCAGATTCCCCTCTAAGCACAAGTATTGCAAACTTTTACAAAGATATTCGCCCCTCAGCTTACACAGCACTTGATGCAAACAGCAATGTTGTTGGGTCAGGGTTCGATACAACGGCGTTTAAACAAATGATTGTAGGTGTAGGTGGACAAGCGAATCCATCTGAAGGGTCTGCGAAACTGCCCACGATCGGGTCGCTTACTTTTTTGCTTATTGATACACCCAGCATCGACATGAAGTATAGGTCTGCCGATAAAGTTGAAGCTTTTATGAACTACATGCCTTCGTTCATAGCTTCACAGCTCACACCTTATCTTGATGTTGAATTTACGTTCACACGCTCTTCAGTCAGCGATGAACGCAGGCATGATGGCATGAATCCACTGCGATTTTTGCTTGGATCTGCTGAAGTTGATCCAAGGCGCACAGCAGACGTTGCGATGTACGATGCAACTGTGCGCAAATCACCAAATGCTGCAATTTCAGAAGCTGATTTGCGAAGTGGTCAAGAAATAGTCAGCGCAGCTGTTACGGCTCGTGCTCGAGGCGCAGACGTAGCTGCGGATGCCAAGAACATAGTTGTTGGAGTAACAGACCCAAAAACTGGCAAAAAAACAAATGTTAGTCAGAAAGAAAAAGCAAGACAAGAGGCGGCAGCGCAAGAAACTACTAATGCATTGAAAGACGTCAAGTTCGTTCCTCAGCAGAGTTCTACGATGTCTACTGGCATGGAGCTATTCACAATGCCACAGACGTTGGTCAATTTTGACACATCACAAGATTATAGTTCACGATATAATCCAGTTATTAATCCTTCTTTACCGTTCGGCGTGATTACAAACCTCACAGTTGATGTGAAGACGAATGTGGGCATGCCTGGTGGATTCAAGACTGCAAATTTGAGTTTGAAAATATTCGATCGTTCAAGGTTGATTGAGATTGCAGACTTCATATCTCCGAAGCTCTCTCGCTCTGTGACAATATGGTTGACATATGGGTGGCGTGCGCCTGTTTACCCACAGGCCTCTATGCCTGGTGCTGCTTCTGATGTGAAGACTTACTATGATTTTATCAATGAGAACATGCTGAAGCGTGAAGCTTATTCAGTAATGAATTCTTCTGTAAACATTGAAAAAGATGGAACAGTAACCATCACACTGCAGCTCTTTACACGAGGCGCAATGGAAGTTGTTTCTTCAAAAGACGCTTTTTCTCATGCGTACGAGCAAAGGCTGCAAGTTTATGAAAATGACTTAGCTGAGATGCGCATGATCGCTCGTCGTCTTGGTCTACAGTCTGTTGCAGACTATGCAGCTGACGTGCGCGGTTCGACGATTATTACATCAGCGCTTGCAGGTAATATTGCAACGATCGATTCAAAGTCTCTTGATGCTGAAGTTCGTGCATTGGAAAAATTGATTGGAAGCAAGAACTTTGGTGATGATGGATCAAGATTTGTTGAGATTGTCAAAAAATTCTATACGCAGACGGGCGGCTCATCAACTAACGGACGTGATGCTGCGCTGAAGTTTGAATCACGTGGCGCCGCCGCAGCCCGTTTTATAGGATTAAAAGATCCAAGGGCTGTAGACGTTTTTATGTCTCCCATGTTGGGCAATGATAATAAAAAATATGAAAAAGATTTGCTTGAGCCTAAAATTTCGCCCTTGTCAAAGGTTCGTGACTGGAACAGCAAAGATAAAATAAAAACACGCACAGCAGTTTCAGTTCAAGAAGTCGCCGAACGTTCGTACGGAGAATTTGGAGCTGTCACATTCGGCAAGCTTTTTGCACAATACTTCGGAGCAGTGTCGCGCAATCTTGTAGAAGGTGCAACTGTGCAAGAAGTTCAAGTCGTGTTTTACAACTTAAATTCTCAGGCAGGCAACGTCGCGGGAATCAATATAGCTGAATTTCCGATGGAGATGGCTTCAGTCGAAGAAGCATACGCACGTAGAATTGCTGAGGCCCGAGGTGAGAACATGACATTCAGCATGCTCATTGAAATTGTACGAGAGTCACAGTTCAGCAACATACAACATCCAGCGTATGGCTTTAGAGATCTGTACATGCCAGATAAAGATGGCAAGCTCGTTGTAAAAGATCAGCGTTCTTCTGACGAACTTTCAAACCGTATCGCACAAAATTTCGGCAATGGTGGCACATTCAAACAACCCGTGATTGAATTCTATATTGAGACTGGGTATACGGGTTTGCCTCCTGAGTATCGCTCGACTGATCTTCTTAATCAGTATGAGCTCGCCGCAGGCGCTGTCGTTAATTCTGAGATTGCTTCGCTTCGTAAGATATTGAGGATACACATCTACGACAAGAATGCAATTCCATCCCCTGTCGTTTCGAAGATCTTGAACAATCCTGGTGGATACACAAAAATGTCGATAACTGAGCTTGTTGAGTCTTTGAAGACAAACAACAAGTATACAATAAAAGAACTCGAAGAAATAACTAAAAAAATTACGTCTGCAGGAGAAAATATTGAACAAGTCAAAGCAGCGCTTTCTGAAGCCATCGGAAATGACCCGAGCGCAGTCTCAAAAGTTGAGGGCTTCTTTGAGCAGCTAAACTTTAAAGCAGATTCGGGCGTGTCATCGTTTGACAAAGTCAAAGAGGCAATTTCAGCTGTTGTTCCTACAATCACACTGGGCACAAACGCATCATCGATCGAAAGCCTGACATTCTCTACGCAGCAGGACGCTCTCATGTCAACGATCTTCATGCAGAGGAACAGCAAAGGCATGTCAAATCCGACCATGCCCAATGGAAATGGAGCTGGCGATCTTCCGCTCAGAGTGGTGCCTGGAGCTCTTAGCATGACATCGCTTGGCTGTCCTGCGCTTGAATATATGCAACAATTCTTTGTTGATCTTGGAACAGGCACGACGATCGATAATTTATACAACGTGACTGGGTTAACACACACGATCACACCTGGAAAGTTTACGACACAAGTCAAGTTTTCTTTCGCTGATGCTTATGGTCAGTATGAGGAGGCACAGAGCTTCTCTGAAGGCATCGCGCAACAATTACGAATCTTTACAAAAGAACTTGAGGACAAAGAGAAAAAAGACAACGCAGATAAGAAAGCGCCAGCTAAACCACAAAAAGCGAGCAAGTGAAAATTTGTATTTTTCTATTTTATAATACGCATCTTGATGGATGTGACGATTGATTCGTGCATGCTTGGAGCTCAGAAACATCTTGTTGTTTCTGATGACGGTGTTTCTTGGTCACATCGTGTTGTGTCTGATTCATGGCACTTTTCAGGCGGTTTGAAACAAACAGGCAACAAGTGCTGGGATACGATGTTGAAGCTTTCACATACTTCAACACCTAAAATTCCTGAAAAATATGTTGCAGCCATGGCGCTTGTTGCACCTAATGAAACGAAGATTCCGTGGCGCTTCGTCGTACCACAAACTGTATACAAACAATATTTTGATGAAATCTTGTCCCTTGCACGCAAACCCATTGATGATGCAATACTGAAATATTACACGGATGTGTGGTTGCCAGGTGATCAGTTACTTAATTCGCTACGACCCGCTCGAACAGACGGACAACAGGTTGAACAAGCCATCGAAAGCTCTGTGCATTCATCAACAACTGTTTCTACTTTTCGGCCGCGTTCGGGCGGCTTTGCGCAACCTGTCGTTTATACAAGATTCGGCACTGTAACTGGTCGTTTAGTTGTTGAATCTGGTCCAAATATTTTACACTTGAAAAAAGAGCACAGATCGATTATAAAACCGTCCACGTCGGGCGGCAAGATTGTATCAATTGATTTTTCTTCTCTTGAAGCCCGCATTCTCCTGTATGAAACAGGTGGTGCTTGTGATGAGTCTGATTTGTATACTTCGATTGGTGAGCAACTCGGAGGTATACCGCGGAAGATCGTGAAAGGTGCCATTCTCGCTGAACTCTACGGCTCTTCTAGAAATTCTTTGGCATTAAGCCTTGGATTATCAGATACTGCATTATCACAATTTATTAAAAGAATCGGAGAGGTCATCGATACACGTCCTTTGTTGTCTAAAATAAAAGCACAATTTGCAATGTGCGGTTATATCACAAATAAACACGGTAGAAGGATTGAGGTCACAAGACCACAAGACAACATATTCATTAATTATTATGCGCAGAGCACGGGGGTTGACGTAGCGCTCTATGGCTTCAATAAGATCATCAATGATATTGGTGTAGACGGTATTCGACCTCTATTCGTTTTGCACGATGCTCTGATTCTAGATGTAAGAAATGATAGACTACAGGATGTATGTGAAGTAAAAAGGGTTTCAGTCCCAGGGTACTCGCAGAATTTTCCAGTAAAAGTCGAAATCTTGTAATGTAAAGCTCCTGAACATGTTAGATACAACAAGGTACATTTTGTTTTATGTCTCTAACACCTGAAAAAATTGCAGCTAATTTTGATAAATTTCGTTCATTGTGCGAAAAGCTAGGTGATCGTTCACCTGCCGCGTTGTCTTTAGTTGATCATTTCGAAGAAAGGCTAGCTTTATGTCCCGCATCAGGTCGCAAGGAATATCATCTCGCAGAGCCTGGCGGGTTGGTCGATCATTCTCTTCGTGTCCTCAGCAACGCCATGAAGCTATGCAAGGCATTTGAGCATGATATTCCCAAGGAATCGCTGATCATCGGATGTCTTTTCCACGACATCGGTAAGCTCGGTGACCTCGACCATGAGTATTATCTACCCCAAGATTCTGATTGGCATCGTGAAAAGCTTGGCGAAAACTACAAGCACAACAAGGACATCAAGTATATGACTGTTCCTCATCGCGGTGTGTGGTTGTGCCAGCATTTTGGTTTAAAATTGACCCAGGATGAATGGCTGTCAATCATGCTAAATGATGGGTGGGTTCTGCAAGAAAATAAGGCGTATTGCCTCAAAGAATCTAGTTTAGCTCATGTTGTCATGACTGCTGATTATATTTCTACAAAGCAAGAGAAAGAATCAGTTGAAGAATAGTTAGGGTAATGAACAACGTCCTTCGTCGCTATATTGTAGAGATCATCAAAGACATTGATGAAGATTCTAATGAAACAATCGATGTTGATGTCAACGAGTTTAGTTCTATTGGTGGCGGATCTATTGTGGGTTTTACTGCACCGCTTGGATTATCAGGAAAAGACATAGAGGGCCCAAGAGTAAAAGAGAGAAAGAAAAAGAAAAAACAGTCAACTTGGAAATAAGACTTTATGAATAAGTTGATTATTCCTTATACGATTCTTTTTTTGCTAGGTGTTATTGGAGCGCACATCACAAAGAAAGTGCAAGGCGGTTTGCTGCCAATGTGGTCGACGATTGGGCCATCAATTGCTAGCGGTTTTTTGTGGGGATGGATAGCAAAAAGATCGCAAAGCTTAAGTTTGATGTCAGTTTTGTTTGATATCATTTATACTTCTGCATTTGTGTTTGGATTTTTCCTGTTAGGAGAAAAACTGACACCATTCCAAATCGTGGGATTTGCCGTGTCGCTCATTGGAATAGCCATGATGGCTGCTTGATTCGCCTCTCTGTACAATTTGTCTTTATGATTTATTATTGTAGAGAATAGGTAGGAAATTTATGATGGTTACACTCAACGACAATCGTTCGACAGTTCTCAAGCACGTTCTAAAAATTGCAGGCGAAGCTTTTAAAATTGATCAAGAACCGTGGTTTGAAAATGCCGTTTTGACATCAACAAGAGACGATTGGCATATTACAGAGAAGCTTAATAAGGATTGGGTTGAGTGTGCACAAACACCACAAGATGAGAGCAAGTTGTATTCAAGTGCTGAATATGCTCTTGATATATGCAAGTGCTATACTCACTACACAAAAGGTAGTATCAATGCAACTGTGCGGGGTCTGCTTGACCTTCGTAAACACTCACCTAACCTTGGAGATGGTTGGACATTCGTAGATTATTTTGCAGGTGTTGGGCTTGGCTCCATCTATTTAGCTCAACAGCTCACTGCTGCTGGTATTAATGCTAATGTTGTGTATCACAACAGCTCAAAGAACAAGACACAGGTTGCTCTTGCAAAGAGGTTTGCCAAAGAGTTTGGATCACCCTCAAATTTAAGCATGCACCTCACTGCTGATCAACCTAAAGCGGACTGCTATTTGTTTTACGAGGTTCTTGAACACATCAGAGAACCTTGGAATTTTATGAGCACGATCATAAATAACCATCAGCCTAAGTGTATCGTACACGCCAGCAGGTTCAATTTGCCTAATGTATCAGGGCATTTTAAGAACTACACGATTGATGGATCTGTAGTATCAGGCAAAATTGCAACTCGCGAATTTGAGCGTAAATTTAAGACCGTTGATTTTGTAAGAACTGTGATTCCACAAGAGTTCAATGGCACACCACGGTTTGAACTGCACAAGAGTGTAGTTCCTTCAACTGCACTTGTTAAAAACAACAAGTGGGATCTAAAAGCTTTGGCGAAGCAAGAAAAGCTCAATAGCGCCAAAGAATAAAATAAATGAACACTCAATAGATAAAAAATTATGGTACTAAAACTGCATGAGGCAGTTTTGTGCCTACAAAGGAAAAGGCAAAGGAAAAGGTAAATATTATGGCAATTGATCTAGAAGCAATCAAGCGACGTGTGGCTGAACTTAGCGGTGTAAAGAAGACTTCTTCTGTTCAAATGTGGAAACCCGGCATCGGCGAATACAAGGTTCGTTGCCTTCCATGGAAGAACGCACCTGAGGGTCAGCCATTTGCAGAGCGGTGGTTTTATTATATTGGAGAAAATGCTGGTATTCTTGCTCCAAATCAGTTCGGCAAGCCGGATCCCATCAACGATTTGATCCGTAAGTTATACAGCAGCGGTAAGCCTGATGATAGGGTTCTTGCTAAGAAGCTACAACCAAAAATGCGCTGTTATGCTCCTGTCATTGTTCGAGGTGAAGAGGACAAGGGTGTGCAGGTCTGGTCATTTGGCAAGATTGTGTACCAAAGGATGCTTGGTTTCTTCCTTGATGAAGAGGTCGGCGATATTCTTGACCCCAACGAAGGATTCGACCTTAAAGTAACGATCTCTAAGGCACCAGGAAAGCAGTTCAATGATACGATGGTGGATCCTGCGCGTCGACCTTCAAAGCTACATGAAGATCAAAAAACGATGGCCAATTGGCTTGAGAACATTCCAAACATTGATGACATGTACAGGCTTAAGTCAACTCAAGAAATTGAGACTGCACTAAACAACTGGCTCAATGGTGGGACATCTGAAGACACAAACACGCCAGGTACAACAAGGGGTCCAGCACCTAGCGATGCTCTTGATGATCTTGTTGCTGAAGTAAAAGCTTCATCCTCAGAAAAAACTGTAAAAAAAGTAAAGAAAAATGAGGAAGATGCACCAGCCAAAAAACAATCGCTTGATGACGCGTTCGCTGACTTGATGAGCGATGACTGATACTAAGAAATGAAACAATACAAGCACCAAGGAAATAAAATCTTTGGTGCTTGATTCATTTTGCATAAAACAACTTACAATAAAAGATAACATGGCTAAAAAAGACAAATTAGAAGAAACAGAGCAAGTAACTAAAAAGTCAGAAGTCGACAACATGATGAAAGATTTGATCTCTTCTATCAATAAAGAATTTGGTCAAAGAATCGCATATAATCTTTCAGAAATGGATGCACCAACAGTTGTTAAACGCTGGATTGACACAGGCTCAATTCAACTAAATTATGCAATCAAAAACGCGATGGGCGGTGGCTACCCTGAGGGTCGAATTATTGAGATCGCAGGTTTACCCTCTTCGGGCAAATCGCACCTTGCTTATCATGCAGCGAGTGTAGTTCAACAGTTGGGGGGTTTGGTAGTTTATATAGACACTGAAAACGCCACACCTGTTTCTAAGCTAGCTGACATGGGGATCGATGTTCGTAAAAGATTTGTTTACTGTGACTCACACTGTACTGAAGAAGTGTTCTCTATTATTGAGTCTACTATTACTAAAGCGAAACAAGTTCTTGACAAGAATATTCCCATTCTTGTCATTTGGGACTCGATCGCTGCTACATCACCCAAGGCTGAATTAGATGGTGATTATGACCAAAATTCAATTGGTCTTCAGGCTCGAGCTATTTCCAAGGGCATGCGTAAGATCACAGGAGTTATTGGTCAGAACAATGTCACACTTCTTTGCATCAATCAAATTAGAGATGCAATAGGTGTGATGCATGGAGATCCAACTACAACACCTGGCGGTCGAGCAATCCCATTTCACTCATCAGTTCGTATTCGACTTGGTAGCGGCAATCAGGTCAAGGATAAAAACGGTAATCCAATCGGCATCCACACGACTGTGACAATCAAGAAGAACAAAGTAGCAGCTCCATTCCGTAAGTGTGAGTTTGACATCATCTTTGGTAAGGGCATCGTTGAGGATGAATATCTTTTTGATGAGGTTCGTTCACACTGCAAAGCAAACGGTCCTGTGAAACGTGACGGACTTGAAATCAACATCAGTGGTGAAGGCGCGTGGAAAGAGCTGTCTGTTACAGATGTAAAAACAGGCGAAGTTGTGTTAGAAAAGAAGTTTTATAAATCAGAGTTTGGCAATATGCTAAAAGATGAAAAATATAGAAGTCATCTATTGACAGCAATCGATTCAGCGCTTGTTACATCAGGTGGTGAACCTTCAGGTGAAGGAGACGGTGAAGGAGGAACGAGCGATGAGTGACGTAATGTGGATCGAATATCAAGCTGACGATGAATCCCTCGTTCCCAAGTATCAGACACAGGGTTCAGCAGGCTGTGATCTAAAATCAGCTGAAAACGTAACTATTCCACCTGGAAAAAGAGCGGTCGTCTCCACAGGACTCAAGATAGAGCTCCACCCAGGATTCGAAGCACAAATTCGTCCTAGAAGTGGATTGGCTGCCAACCACGGCATCACTGTGCTCAACTCACCTGGCACAGTTGATGAGGACTTCAGAGGCGTGGTCAAGGTCATTCTTCTAAACACGGGTGACGAAGAATTTATCATCAAAAAAGGTGATAGGATTGCCCAGATGGTATTTTCACGAGTTTTTCGTGGGATCTTCCAACCTAAGGAGAAGTTGCGTTCCACCGACCGTGGAGAAGGTGGCTTTGGGTCAACGGGACGTTCATGAACACAGATAGGCCTGTCCTTATCATCGATGGACAGAATCTATTCATTCGATCGTGGGCGGCATATCCACAGATGTCGTCCCACGGTTATCAAATGGGTGGATGCATCGGTTTTTTAAAGACCCTTAGACGAATATTGACTGAAATTCAACCCACGAAAGTATGCATCGCCTGGGAGGGCGGAGGTTCACAGCGTCGACGAGCCATCTATCCTGATTACAAGCTTGGTCGACGTCCTGAGAAACTCAACAGGTTTTACGGTGATGACATACCAGAGTCTGAAGAGAATAGAAAGCATCAGCTTGTCAGCCTCCTGGACATGCTTAAAAATACACCTGTTTGTCAGGTCTATGCTTCCGATTGTGAAGGCGACGATATCATCGCGTTTTTATGTACTGGTCCCTACAGAAATGTCAACAAGGTGATAGTTTCATCCGACAAGGACCTATATCAACTTCTCAATTCAAGCACGAGCATCTATTCGTTGCACAAAAAGAAGGTCCTGACTGCTGAAGACATCTTCGAAGAGTTTCGAATCAAATCCCACAACTTTGCGATCGCCAAAGCCCTGTGTGGAGACCCAGGTGACAACATTCCAGGCATAAAAGGAATAGGCTTCAAGACGATCTCTAAAAAGCTGCCTTTTCTGGGAACAGACGAAGAAATTATAATTGAAGATGTCATTTCTTTTTGTCAATCACGTTCCAACGAATCGACCCTTTATAGGCGCATCGTCGAAAACAGGTCAGACATCGAAAGAAACTGGAAGCTCGTCCATCTCGACGGAGGCATGTTGTCGGCAAACCAGGTTTCCAAGGTGCAACATGCCATCGATACATTCATCCCACGTGTCAATAAGATTGGTCTCATCAAGTCTCTCGTCAAAGAAGGAATAGGGGATTTTGATGTCGAATCTTTCTTCTATGCATTCAATTGTGTAGAAGGAATCGGTTTTACATCCGGAGAATAAAATGCTGGAAAATGAAAATAAATCCACAGGATCCAAACTAACATTCGGTTCCTACGGCAAGTCTTTCCAAGAAAAAATTATGCAGGCTCTGTTATCGGACTCAAAGTTTGCCGAGCAGATGATGGAGGTATTCGATACTTCCTACTTTGAGCTGAAATACCTTCAGTTCCTTGCCGATCGATATTTTTCGTATTCAAAGAAATACAAGGTCTTTCCGACACTTCAACTCCTCGTCACCATCATTCGAGAGGACCTCAAGGTCGGTACTGATATCATTCTCCGCGACCAAATCATCGAATACCTCCAACGAATGAAGGCCAACCCTGATCCTGGTGACCTTCAATTTGTTCGTGAAAAATCCCTTGATTTCTGCCGCAAGCAGGCCCTCAAGGCTGCCCTTGAGAATGCTGTTGATCAAATGGCGGCTGACAAGTACGAATCGATAGTCGAATCCATCAAGAAGGCGGTACAGGTCGGAACAGCGCCCTCTGTCGGACACGACTTCTTCAACGAGATGGATGCCAGATTTACCCGTCTAAAAAGGGACACAATTCCGACAGGTATTCCTGAACTGGATAAAAAAGAAATTCTCAATGGTGGTTCTGGTAAAGGTGAGCTACTGTGTGTCGTCGGTGGAAGCGGTTCTGGCAAGTCACACTGGCTCACAATGATCGGAGCAAATGCTCTTCGGGAAGGTAAGAATGTCCTTCATTATACCTTTGAGCTATCTGAAACAGCTGTCGGTATTCGTTACGATTCAAATCTCTGTGACATGGATTCCAGTGAGGTAATGGAACACAAGGAAGAGATCGTCGAAAAATACAAGAACATGAGCCTTGGCCGTCTTTACATCAAGGAGTATCCAACCAACACTGCTTCAATCTTCACGATTCGTTCTCACATCGAACGCCTTGACCTAAAGGGTTTCAAACCCGACGTTATAATCATTGATTATGCCGACATTATGAGATCAACTCGGCAGTTCGATTCACTGCGTCACGAACTAAAGCTGGTCTATGAAGAACTTCGTGGTCTTGCCATGGAGATTGGTGTTCCCATCTGGACGGCTTCACAATCCAACAAGGAAGGTGCCAACAGTGAGATCATCGACATGACAAATATGTCTGAGGCATACGGTAAGGCGATGATCTGTGACTTCATCATCTCAGTCTCCAGACGCGCCCACGAAAAGGCTTCTGGATGGGGTCGACTCTTCGTTGCGAAGAACAGGGCAGGTCGTGACGGACTTGTCTTCCCTGTAAAAATCAATACTGCGCAAAGCAAATTTGAGATTACGGGAAGCGCTGATTCACCTGAAGAACTAAGCGCTTCTGATGAAGTTGAACAGAAAAAGGCGCTGCGTGCAAAATGGAAAGAGCTGAAAAACGAATTTTCAACAACAAGCTCAAGACAGCAAGAAACAGTAACAACGGTCTGATTTTGAAGTATAGTTATGGATCCAAACAATATCCTTGGAGCTAAAATGACAACATATACATACAGTGAAGCATATGAAGCGTCGTTGGCGTATTTCAATGGCGATGAGCTCGCAGCCAGCGTGTTCGTTTCCAAGTACGCTTTACGTGATAATGATGGAAATCTTTTAGAAAAGACTCCAGCTGACATGCACATGCGGCTCGCCCGAGAATTTGCGCGAATTGAAGCAAAGTATCCAAATCCTCTCTCTGAAAAAGAAGTCTTTTGTCTTCTTGCTGATGTTGATCATTTAGACGTTACACAAATGTCA